AATTAAAGCTCTTGGAAATAGTCCATTTGTTAAATTACTTAGTAAAATTTTATGGCCTGTCACATTAATATTTGGTATGTTTGAAGGGTTTAAAGCTGGTAGTGCTGAAGCTGAGAAAGAAGGTTCTAAATGGTATACTGTACTTGCTGAAGGTGTCGGTGGTGTATTAGGTTATATCTTTGGTGGATTACTTGACTTAGTTAAGAACGGTGCTGTATGGTTAATTACAAAGGGATTTGGTTTAGAAACTGATGCAAATGGAAAAATCATGGGCGATGGGATAGGTATTACAGCCCTTAACATAATAAAAGAGTTTAGCTTTGCTGAAATTATTCGTAAACTTATTGCTCTGCCATTTCATTTTATATCAAAAACATTCGATATTATTGGCGACATGTTTACTGCAATTTCAAGTGCACCGACTGCTGTGTTTGATTGGGTTACTGAAATCCCAAAAAGATTAAGTAATTGGATAAAGGGTATGATTCACCCTAAGCTTTTAGAGTTTTTGGGTATTAGCCCCGGTGATATGGCAAGCTCTGAAGGTTTATCTCAAAAGAACTTGCAGCTAAGATATGGAGAAGCATTAAAGAACGCGATGGTGTCTTCAGCAATAAATCCTATAACTGGAGAACGCTGGGCTGGTAGTAAGGCTGAAAAGGCAAGGGTTATTGAGAAATACCAACAAGCATTCAATAGCAGTGAAGAGTTGCAGGCAAAATTCATTAAACGAGAAGATGAAAGAGTAATAGCACAAGCTTTAGGACAATCGCAAAATAAGGCAGATACAAATATTAATAACACAAATATTATTAATTATACATCTGGTGCTTACGGTGATATGTTCCAAAGCCTTAGAACTCAGGCATTGAATTTTTAATTAATGGTACGCCCAACAGGATTCGAACCTGTGACCTACTGCTTAGAAGGCAGTTGTTCTATCCACTGAACTATGGGCGTAAAAAAACCCCTCATAAAGAGGGGTTCGTAGCACTACTAATAACTCTTAAGCTTCCGCTGCTAACTTAGCAAAGTAACTCATCGTATCATCAGTATCAGATTCAACCTTAGCTGCTGGAGCTGTGAAAGCTTCCTGAGTACGATTCTCTTGATCAACCGCAACATCTTCATCCATATGATCAACTTCATTGCGTGTCATAAGCTCTTCACCTAACACTCGAGTCAACTTAAGATTAAGTTCACTGTAAGATTTAAATGTAGATACATCAGTAAACTCTTTAAGAGAATACTGTTTGTTGTATGCAGCTTCCATAACTGAATCATCTGTATTCAACGCTTCAACAGCACCAAAGGCTGAACGATCATAGTTACGAAAACCTGCTACTTGAGAGATCTTCATTTTAAAGTTAGAACCTTTCCATAAATCGAATGGATTCACCGGAGATTCATCTTCATACTTAGGTTGCATAGAGTCCATGATTTTCTCAAAGATCTTAGCACCGTAAGTATATAACATTACCTTACCTTCGTTCTCACGATTTTCAGGATCAGAAACTACATAGATGTTTGACACATAGTGTAAACGACGCTTACGTCTACGAGCCGTATCTTTATCAGCTTCAATACCGGTATTCCACAGTTTTGAATTCATTTCAGATACAGGATCATCTTTATTAATTGTAGTAAGTGATTTCTCAACATACCACTGACCAGTTGGTCCTTGGAAGAAGTGATCCCAGTATTTTGCCCAAGGTAAGTCATCACCTTCGACTGTAGGTAAAAAACGAATAACAGCATAACCGTTACCTGCTTTATCTACTGAGGGTTTCCACATACGGTCGTCGCCGAATGATTTCTTTTCTTTAGTGCTGCCAGCCGCACCTACTAGTGAACTCATATCACTAGCTTTCGCTTTTAAGTCTGCAAAAGACATATTTTACTCTCCATTAAAAATTAGTATAAATTTGTATTACTTTGTATCAGTATATATTATATCATGTTTATGACAAATGTACATACCTTATTTAAAAATATCTACAATAATGTTTTTCATTTTATTGTCATCAATCTTTAAGAAAGACTGAAACTTAGATATCTTCTTAAACAAATCAGGCCACAATATGGTATCTGTGATCTGTTCGTTCGCCTTACTAATAAACCCAGTCAAGCGATTTATTATACACAATGTCTCGAGAGACACCGTACCTTCAAGATGAAGCTGGACAATTCTTGGATATGTATCTTCTATAGCCAAGAGTTCATCAAACTTTACATCTGAAATTTCTTCTAATTCATTTCGAAACACATAAGACATACTATCTATCTTCTTCAAGAATGCTGTATATGTATCTTCGTCACGTATCATATCACTACTATATTTATTGCCAGCAACTTGATGTGCTGCAAAATACATGGTGATATCATCACGAGTTTTAAAACGTTTACCTATCTTAGATAACTGGAATTTATCAGGCCTTTTCCAGTAGGCTCTCTCTGTTACATTTGTTTTAAAATTATACTTAAAACAATCGTAAGTTCCGTTGAAATGCAGATTAACTGCGTTGTGTAATTGAAATGCTTCATAGCCAGTCATCCTCATATAGGCAACATGTGCGTAGGGTTGCCGCCAATTAACAAGTTGAGTTGCTTTGCCTCGAACTCTACATGCTCTATAATCTCCTTAGAGATAAGTTTTTTACTATCCCTCAGGTCGATTTCATTGCTCTCACATACATCTATAATAGCATCCATGTAATTACAATCTTTATGGGTACGAACAAATGTTTCAACTAAACCTGAAAAAGACTTCTTATTAATGTCATCCATTATTTCTGTATCCCTTGATTATCATAAGCTGGTGAAAGAGTTTTCCAATGCATTTGCTTCTCTTCGTTCTCACCATAGAAATCTAGAGACCATACACCTTCACGCAGATATGTTTCACAATGATTCTTATAAATCCTTGATGATTCATATTTAGCTATGGCACCTCTTTCATTACGATGAATTGCTTGTCGTAATCCAGCAAGCTTTATTTTAGTTGACTTAATATATAACTTAACATTCACCATAGATAATTCATGGTCTTCCGCTAATGCTAATACATTAGGTGCAATGTTCTTATAGGTTGTGGGCTTCTTTGCCGCTCTTGCTTTAGCTAAATTAACTGCAGCAGCTGCACGTTGCTCATCCGTCATTTTCCGTCTTGCCATAATATATTCCTATTTTGTTTTGATATTACATCTATTATAACATGCTTTTAGGTGTTTGTACACCCCTAACCCTTATATATTTTTAATATTTGTCCTTCGAACGCTTCTACCTTATCCACTCTATTAGGCCATTTGATATATTCTTTCTCAGGGTTAGCCTTAAGATTATTAAGTAAAGGCGTAATTGCATTATATAATTTGTCAAGCTTGTCTTGTGTGTTGGTTGCACTTGCTGTTGCTGTTGCAGTTTCTTTTGCAACATCTAACTCTGCTTCATCTACAAGTGTAAAACCAAAATCGAATTCTGCCATGTTATCCCTCTGTTAATAATTTGATACCTAAGGTCCAGTTCTCTGCCGCATCTTGTACATAGCCTAACGCTTTGAATGGAAAATCTTCTCGCATAAGTCTAACACCATTAGGGTCTTTATATGTGATTGAAAAAAATGAACGCTCACCGTCCATTCCTGTTACTACTTGATATACCTTAGCTACACTACCATCTTCCTTGTAGTATTCGCTCATTAATTTTGTATTGTTCATGTTCTCTCCAATAAAATAAGTAGGGGGCCCAGAAGACCCCCTGAAGTTTAGAAAGCTAAAGTTGCTTTCAGAGTAGTTACACCATCAGCGCTTCCTACTTGTTCCCATTCACCAGTCCAAATACCACGTGTCAAACTAAATCCTTTAGTTGTAACACCAGCACCTGTCTTACCCATAGTGCCTTTAACAGTACCTAAACCAACTAATGCTTTTGATATAGAACCTTCATTCTCTGAAGTTCCATCTGCATTTGAATCATGATTAGCGCTAAGCGTTAATCCAGCAACAGTAGTACTTACTGTTACGTCAATATTATTACCTGCGGCTACTTTGTTATATACAACTGTAGTGGATAAACCACCTGCAGCGAAAGTACCTGTTGTTTCACGAGTTGTTGATGTAACATCAGTCATCGCAACTGTAATACCACCAAGTGTACCAGATGCGTCAATCGTTGTGTTACCACCTGAGACCTGATTAAGACCAAGTGTGATTGCACCAGCTTTCATTG